GACAGCTTATGGAAGCTACGTGAAGTACTTGAAGCACTTGGCCAAGATGTACCAGATGGAAAACTTAGCTTAGATCTTAAAGAGCTTGTTGACTGTGAATGTGGTGCTACTGTGTTCCATGAAATCTATGAAGGGAAGAAAAAAGCTAAGATTGCTGACTTCCTTCTTGCTGATGAAGTGGATGGTGGTTCTGATGAAGATGAGGAAGACGAAGAAGATGAGTCTGAAGGAGAAGATATCAGTTCAATGGATGAAGATGAACTTGAAGAGTTTATTGAAGAGCATGACCTAGAAGATGAGGTTAACCTTGATGATTATTCTACCATTAAGAAAAAACGTAAAGCAGTCCAAGAAGCCTTTGATACTGAAGAAGAAGACGAGGATGAAGATGAGGACGAAGATGACGATGATGAGGTCTCTTACACAGAAGCCCAAATCAAGAAAATGAAGCTAGACCAACTTGAAGAGCTGAATGATGATCTTGATCTCGGTATCGATGATATTGATGAGATGAAAAAGCCAAAAGCTGTTCGTAGAGTGATTAAAGCACTTAAAGCTAATGACCTTTTTGAAGACTAAGAACTCAACCACATATTAAAATGAGAAAGGGCTAGGGGTTTACTTAATCTACTAGCCCTTTTTATTGGAGCACATTATGGCACAACAAGAATTTAAGGTAGTAAAAGAGTTTCTAGATAGAGCCCGAGCTGAGTTGGGTGGTTATTGGTGGAAGGTGCATGGCTCTATGTTTCAGATAACTGGTAACCCAGATGTATGTGGTTGTTTACGTGGACTGTATATAGCACCAGAATTTAAGGATGGTAAAGGTAAATTAAGTGGTGTTCAAAAAACACGTATAAAACAGATTAGAGAGTCTGGAGGTTTTGCTGGTGGATATTGGTCAGCAGATGAAGCTATAAAGGATATAAAGAAACATGTTAAAAACTTCGCTCTACAAAAAGCAAAAGACAGCCGTAAGGTTGTTCGCAAAAAGAAGGCAGCTCGCATTATTCATGGAGCCAGGGACTGGGAAGACAATCACCGCTTTCGCAATGGTAGATCAAAAACAAAGAAAAAAAAGAAGGCATCTACTCGTACTAGTAGTCTGTCCAAAAAATCTAATAAGTAGTTGGGAAGATGAACTCAAAGAGCATATGGACGACTACCAGTTCATGGGCTCACTAAAAGAGCTCAAAGAAACTGAGGTTGATACCTCTAAAGCTTATACCTTTGTGGTAATTAATTATGAGCAAATGAGGATCCACATAGACTATCTTGTTAAACGGGGTTGGCACTTCGTTATTCCCGATGAGAGTCATAGAGCTAAGAACAGAAGAGCTAAGACCTCAAAAGCTTTATGGAGACTGGCCTTTGTCCCTTATAAATTGATACTCTCTGGTACACCCATAACCAAAAATGAGATTGATCTATGGTCACAATTCAAATTTCTTATGCCCTCATTGTGGGGTACTAATTTTAAATTATTTGCTGAGAAAGCTCTTAGAGAGACAGACTTTGGTGACTATAAGAAATGGGTACCTCATAAGAAAAAAATAAAGCGTTTTATGAAGAAAGCCCAGAGGTTTACATACTATTTAAAATTAGATGATATGACAGATATGCCTAGTAAACATGATATACCTATCAGAATAGTAATAAATAGGCAACACAGGAAAGCGTATAGGGAGCTAGAACAGAACTTCCTTACTGAATATAAGGGCAAACGCTCTAGCATAGATCTAGGGATAACCAGCCTCCTTAGGTTACAACAGCTAACTGGGGGTCATTTAATATATGAGAATGGAGATGCTACTCGCTTTAAAGATCAACCTAAACTATGGTGGATACTTGACAAGTTAGAAGACCTTGGTAAAGAGAAACTACTTATTATATGTAGATATAGCTATGAGATTGATCTTATAAAGACAGCATTGAACAAGTTAAAATATAAGATTGATATAATGCAGGGAGGAATGAGTCAAAAGGAAGTAACCAAGGTTAGACACAGTTTCCAATCAGAAAAAGGCTGTCAAATACTTATTGGTCAAATATCAGTAGTAAAAGAAGGTAACAACTTCCAAAAATGCTGTAGAAACACTGTTTTCTATTCTAAATCATTGAGCTATGTTGATTTAGACCAATGTAAAAAAAGGACATGGAGAAACGGTCAGAAGAGAAAAGTTAAATATTACCACCTAATAGTGGAGGAATCTATTGACGAGAGCATAGAAAAGCTTTTAGATAGAAAGACATTAGATATTAATAAAGCTTTAATAGAGCTAGTATACAATAAAAATATAAGGAGAAACAACATGGCTAAGAAAACTACTTCAAAGAAAACTACTGAAAAGAAAGCACCTGCTAAGAAAGCACCAGGTAAGCTAGAAATGCCAGAATTTGGTGTTGATGCAATTGCAAAGGGTTTGGGTGTTGATGCACGTACAGCTCGCTTAAAATTACGCAATGCTGGTGTTGAGAAGTCAGGAAGAACATATGACTTTAAAAACAAAACTGGTGTAGACAAAATGGTAAAACAACTATCTAAAAAATCTGCTGAGTAAGTTCCCTCCCCCTTTCTTAACTCAAGTAGAAAATAGAACTAGAGCTGGAACTCACACATTCTGGCTCTAGTTTTTTAGTTTTTAAGGAGCTCTTTACATTTTTTATTTTTTGGATGTAGAGGGCAATAGCACTGCTTTAACCACACCGCATTATTCTGGTCTACTGTGAGCATTTGAAACTCACTGCCCATAGTCAATGTGGGTACGTAGTTGTATGAGGAACAGAAGCCTTTATTATGAGAAGAAGTCTCGCACCCTGTTACGGAACTTGCGATCACTAGCAACACGGTTAGAAGTGTCTTTTGCCTCAATATTTTTTTCCGTTTGGTCTTCTGCATTTTTTAATCTCTCAGTTTTTCTACCATTTAAGAAAGAAGAGACTTTTGCTACCCCCACTATTGCAGCGAGGATAGCAAGAAGTAGAGTGGCACTACTCACTGTCAGTATCCACTAGGATCTCATTGCCAGCAGCAACAAGGGCCTCTCCTACCATGACTATGGCAGTACCAACCACAGTATCTAAGATCTCACTTTCGAGTTGCTCATCAACTGCATCCCCAATTTTTTTGCCAAGATCTTCGGCCATTTTAGTAGTATCAAACATATTTAGTCCTTTCAAAAACAATTTTCTATAGTTAACATAAATTCGTCAGGTAGCAAACCCTTCAGAAGTTTTAGGGTGTTTTTACTATCTGCTACCCCACGTCTTTCGCCAAAGTCAGCGAAATACTTACCAACAAGGATACACCCTGCAGTATCTAGTTCAGTGTTGCCTGTATGCATGAGTATATATACTCGTCCATCTACACCTTTGAGCTCCCACACATCCTTATATTTTGAGCTACTATATTTAACAACCTTATATACGCCTTCTGGAATACAGCTCTCATCTCTAATGTTATTAAGCCAGGTCTCTTCTAGAGTTACACAGATGGGCTCGTTCTCAATATGTAGTACTCCAAAACAGCCAGACTTATAACTATTACATGTTCTCTTAAGTAGTGCCTCCATAGTCTCCCCTCCTACGTAAATAGATGCTATCTGGTGATAAACTAGCATTAGTCTCTGCCATTACTTTAGTAAGGTCTCTTAGAACAGCATTACTCTCAGACTGTCTAATATCAAACCTATTCGAATGTGCTTCAAAGGCTGTCTTCCAATTATTATTACTTTCTTTTTGGTCAGAGCTCATTCTATCCACAATACCCCTTACTACTCCGGCATGTTGCTTCATTATGAATACTAGTAATACAAAAAAGACCCCAAGGATTAATCCAGCTAATCCAAACTGTACGAAAGGGTCCCAATTAAAGTTAAAAAAGTCCAATGTTTATTACTCCTATTCATAGCTTATGTTTACGGCTCCGGCATTAAACGTATCAGTGCCTGACCTTGTTATACGTAATCTATCTAATTCACCACTTAGTGTCTTTATACCAGATGCAATACAAACACTAGTTAATGTTTTACCCATTGACGACATAAGCCACTTATTCCCCCCCATATGATCTAAAACAGCCACTGCGTCCCCCGGAAGAGTTTGGCGTAGCACTAAAAACCCAGAGGTGGATGTGGCTGTGCCCCCCGACTGTGGAGTGTCAACTTGGCTTGTATAGCCACTTGTCTCTAGGCCACCGCTATCCCCCAACTGAACCATTATTTCATCCGAGCCAGTTAAATCTACACCATCAAACATGACAGTAATACGTTTTGTCCCTGAAGGTATAGAGGTAAAATCAAAAGCAGTTCCAGATGTTGTGGCTTGCTCTGTTTCTAGTGTAATACCTGTTACCAAATCATCTACTTCACTTTTATTATAAACATCCATAACGGCTCTGGCCTGAGCTGCAGTTAAATCTTCGGGGTCACCAGTACCAGCTGTTACTCGTCCTTTTATAGTGGAGGTTGCCATATCACTAAGTTTGGCATTTGTTACGCTATTGTCTGCTATAGCTGCACTCTGTACAGTATCAATCCAAACACCAGTTGTACTATCACCTATAAGTACATGAGTCTCCCATTGAGAGGATAAAATAATAGAAGAAGAGCCTTCTATAGTATCAGAGCCACCAGCGTTGATAGTTAAGGTATTAGCATCGCCAGTTTCTTTTACAAAAGCGAACTTCATGTCTTCACCATAGACAGAGAGCTCTGATAAATTTACAACTACATTACCCCCGGAAGTATCAACCTTAAATAAGTAACCTTCTTCAGATAGTAGGGGTATAAATGGGCTATCAGCAAAGGTCTTAGTTACCACCTCATTATATAAACCTTCAGCAGCACTAGAGGCAGCGGCGGCAGCACTTGCAGAAGCAGCACTTTCACTAGTGGCGGCATTTGTTTCACTAGTGGCGGCATTTGTTTCACTAGTGGCGGCATTTGTTTCACTAGTGGCGGCATTTGTCTCTGACACAGCAGCGGCGGCAGCGGCGGCACCAACAGCACCAAATAACAGAGAAGGTGCAAAGACCAATACATTCTTAGTACCTGATTGAGGAGCTATGTCTAAGGTAAGTGTAGTATTCTCAAGTGTATACTCATCTGGTCTAAATACCTTACGTTGGGTAGAGTTCTCTCGTGTCAGACTTACATTATCAATATTACCAGTAAATGTAGTGCTGCCAGTAAAGGTGATAAGCTGAGTAGCACCAGCTACAATAGTCTCTATATGGGTGCCATTAGCAGTACGTCCAGTACCAGCAGTACCAGCCATGTTAGGTGTTATTGTACCAGCAGAGTAGTCAGATACAGTAAAGGTTAACGTATAACTTTCTCCCTCATGCATGAGTATAGCAGCACTTTGCTCTAGGTCTCCATCCGTAGCAGTAGCTTTAGCCACACCATCAGCAATGGTCCAACCCACACCTTTAGTCCAGTCCTCATCAGTACTAAAGCCACCATTAGTAGTAAACTCATCTAGTAAATCTGCGAAAACCATGAGTGTCTTTTCATCTGTACCTAAATCTACAGATAAAGTAAACTCAGTAGTAGTACCATCACCTGAGAAAGACTGGAAGAAAGCATCATTCTCTACATCAGCTATCTGGATATTGGGTACTGTCCATAGAGCACCACTATCGGCGTCAGCAGCAGCCTGGTTGGGGTATAGTGCCAAGTCATAATTCTCTTGAACGTGAGGTATAATAACATTACCCCCATAGACAGGGTAGCCATCCTCATTAAGTATTATGCTACTTGACAGAGTAGCACCAGTGTAATCAGTGGCTAGTGCTATTACAGTGGAGGTACTTTCTTCATATGCTTTTAATACAGCACCAGAATAAGGTACACCTTCTCCATCATCATATTGGGGGGGTAAAAATGCAAGTGGATACCAAGTCATTATATATTCTCCTTATTGGGCTACGACATTACCCTTAGCATCTACTATTATTGGCTTAGGGCCTCCAAGTAAACGCTGAGGTGTAGGTGAAATAGGGCCACCTTCAACAGTAGCTTTATTTATATTACCTCTATTAAGTAAGGCTTGACTGATACCTATCTCTTTATCAGTCATTGGTAACCTACTTATATTCTCAGGTGAAGACAGTAACCGTTGGGCAACTGGCTCTGGTGTTGGTACCTCCACCTTACGTAACCCTGCCAGAGTATCCTCAACAATAGACTGTTGGACTCTAGCACCTCTTTTAGCCGTTACAGCTTCCTTGGCTCCTCTAGCAGCAACACCTAAGACATTAGCAGTGGCAGCACCTGGTAGATTACCAGTGCCTCCCATAATTATAGCAGGAAGACGGCTAGCTACTAGATCAAGTATCTCTGTACCAGCATTAGGATTAGCTGCTTTCTCAAGCAACTCCTTAGCTTCATCTGGCCAACCTCTAATACGTTTCTTATTAAGGAATAGGTTTTTATAGCCAGTCTGCATTACACTATGTGGGTTCTTAGATAAAGAAGCTCTCTCAGCGATAGCATCCAGGTCACGTATCATCGATCTAGCCTGCCAAAGCTTTCTACCATTTATAAGTGCATTATTACCTGCCACATCTGTAGTATCTACTATGTCTCTAAGCTCATTCTGTAGTAAATATAACTTCCTGCCATTAGCATCAAGGTCACCAGTTTTGGCATCAACCATCTTATTAATTTTTTGAGTAAGAGCCTCATCTAAGTCTTGTACTTGATTTAGGGTCAAGCTCCTCCCCTTATTACCTGCCAATTCATCTAAATGCCCAGCCAACTCTTTAGCTTCACTAGTCATCTTTCCACTAGGTAAAGCTTTAGGCATACTCTCACTAAGTTTAGTCTCGAACTTATCAGCTACTTGATTAGGGTTAAAGGTAGCACCTATCTCATCTGCCTGTTGGTATGCTTCCTTAGCAAGATTATCAATCTCATCCATGCCTATAATATTAGCCTTGGCTGCTTGTTTAGCGGCAGACCTCTTAGCTTGTACAGCACCAGTAGTAGAAGTGTCTTTTAGGAACCTTTGTACCACAGGTCTACTAGCCACAACATTACCAGTAGCAGACAGAGCCTTACCAGTGCCTCCCAAGTTTAAAGCTTGACCAGCAGCACGAACATTACGAGCAGTACGAGTATCACCCTCAGTAACAGTCTGTATATCTCTTGGTAACTCTTCAGCTAGGTTACCCTCACGTCCTGGTACTGGTAATCGCCCAATAGTCTGACCTGCTAGGTAAGTACCCACATCAGTAATAGTACCTAAGCCTTCTTTAACTATCTCAGGAGTAACTTGTTCTGCAGTGGTAGCTAATACGTCTGGTACATTAGAGGCAAAGGCTAGGCCTTGTTGTATAGCTGTCTCTGGCAATGATTGCTCCCCAGCCACAAAGGCATCTGCTGCCTGTTGCATCTGCTGAGTTCTGTTCTGGGCACCTTGTTGTAGCTTCTGAGTATAGCCCAAATCAGCAGGGGTAGCTCGTTGTCTCCAGGTATCATTACTACTAGGCTGCTGAACAGCAGTAGCTCTATCTCTCCATGTGGGCATCTTGGTCTTCCTTTATCTTAAAACATTAAAGCCTTCAGCTTGTGCCTCTTGTAGATCACTAGCATCAATCTCAAAGGACTCTTGTCCATTACTTACAGTAACTCTCTGGTTACCACCAATAGCTGGACCTGTTGTTCCTTGAGGTGGGAAACTCTGGAAAGCTCCTTCGGGTATTGGTTGTTGAGCTTTAGCAGCCAGCGTATTAACATAATTCTTCCAGGAGTCAACACGTGCCTGAATAGCAGCCTTCTTCTCAATTGGCGAGGCATTGACATCACCAAGAGTAGCAAGTAACCACTTACCTTCTTCTACTGAGAATTGACCCCCAAAGGTTGCTTTCAAGATAGGCAAGATTTCATCCCGTACCAAGTTCTGGTAGTAGGTTCTTGCTGCAGCATCATCCCCAGGGCTAAAACCTAGCTGACGTTGGAAGCTATCTGCCGCTTGACCTGTTAGGGTATACGTAGCTCTATCAGCAATGGCATATAGAGTATTAGCAGTATTTTCAAGAGCGGGCACTGAAGCCATGAAGTCTTGGTAGTCAGCTATATTACCTCCAAGTCTAGTACCTTCAGCAGTTGCTTGTGAAGAAGCACCAGCTATCTGTGGTTGGTACTGTAGGTTAGCCTGTTGAGTGCCAGCTTGTGTGGCATAATTAGCAGCAGTACCTGTACCAATATCAGCTATATTCCTACCCTGTTGACCTGCACCACCTTTAATAGCCTCAAGTGCTTGCATCTCAGTTAGCCCAGGATTAGCATCCATTAATCTTGTTATAAGCTCACCAGTGGCACCTCCTATACTGCTTCCAGCACCAAGCCCTGATTGTCTATCTATTATACCATACACCTGACCAGCAGCAATAAGGCCATCTACATTATTCCTTAGCTCATCAATATTACCACTCTGTATCAGTTGTATAGCTGCATCCGTCTCTTGAGTATCTACCCCTTCACCAGTAGCCATTCGACCAGATAAAGTTTGTTTTCTATTCATCAGGAAGGACTCAGCACCTTTTATATCATCTTGATCGAGAAAGGTTTTTAACTGAGCCGCACCAGCTATAGTACTTGTTAAACGTGATCTTTCACGAGTATCAAGGTTCTCATAATGCTGTCCCAAGACCCTCTGAGTAGCTATAGCATTCTCATTCTGTTGAGACTGGTTTTGGTTCTGCTGCTGTTGGGCTTGATATACAGGCGTAGCGGTATCTACTGCCACACCTTTTAATGGGATATTACTGTCTATTGGCATTTATATTCTCCTTAAATATTTGCTGCTTGATATGTGGGCGAGCCTTGTAATGACTGTAGTGCTAACATGGTACTAAGTTGGTTCTGGTAACCAGAGGCAAGGGCATTACTAGAACCTATTATACCAGCTGCCTCAGCATTACTAGCTTGAGTAGCTAAGTTAGAAGAACCAGTAGCAGAGGATAGACCTGTATTAACTTGTCCTTGTAGTGTATTAACCTCTTGATTAACCAATCCACTACCAATACCCAATAATTCAGATTGTAGTGCGGATGCTGTACCTCCTGAGGCAATCTTACCCTTAGCTGCCTGGTTGGCCAACAGCCTTTGCTCAGCATCAGCAGCAAGTGTACCATATAGCTCATTACCTTGTATATAACCCGTTGGGTCTGCCTGTATATCTTGTATCTGTTGAGCAGCGGCGGTACCAAGCTTATTATAAGGTGACAGATAACCACTAATAGCTTGGTTGGCAGCATCCCTCTGGACACCTGCAGCCTCAGTAGCAGCCTCTGCTTGACCAGCAGCAATTAATTGGTTACCAACACCCAACAACTTACTAGGTTCACTTACTAGGTTCTTAGCACCTGCAACAAGTGAGTTACCTATGGTACTACCTAAAGAGGAGCCAGCAGCAGTACTTATTGCTGGGGAGAAGCCGGGAGCAGCACCAGCACCAGCAGCAAGTAGTGCCTCTGATGTAGTACCCGCAGCAGTAGCAGCACCAGTACCAGCAGTGGTTGCAGCCCCTCCTGCACCTCCTGCACCTACATATCCACCAACACCACCCAGTGCTGCACTCTGTAAGACATTACCTCCACTTATGGCACCTCCAGCAGCACCACCAAGGGCACCTCCAATAGCACCTAATGTCCCACTTGATAAGGTAGAACCTAGATAAGTACCAATACCTGGTGCTACAAGTGTACCAATAATCGGTAGTGCTACACTAGCAATCGTTTTAACTGCTTTACTCATTTCTTTTTCCTCTCATATTGATACATGTGGATTTCCTCGTGTATAGGTATATTTTTTAGGTGACCCACTTTACGTAAAACACCTCTTCTAACAAAATGCTCAAAAAAGCTTTTTTGGTCTTTCTCAACTATTAGCATAACCTCTTTATCTTGTGATAAATGCTCCATAGCCCATTTAAAATTAGTAATGCAATTAGCTGGAGTAGTCCATGGGAACCAAGTTACATGAGGTTCTGCCATATAATCAGTACCAGCTACATCTACGATACAACATGGCCCATATCCATGCTTCGTATCACCATAACCAATATATCTTACCTTAGCACCTACCATAGGTGAGATATCTATTCCTTCTAATGCAGCTGCATATAAGATAGTATCATGTGCTTCATTATTATAGACCTCTAGATTATACTCCGACTGTGTAGGCACTTATGTCTCCTTCCCAGGCTATAGGAGTACCTGGAGCACCTATTACTGTTACTATAGCATAAGTGCCTGAAGAAGATAGACCAACATTCCAACCAGCCACATCTTCACCACTAATAATATTAGGTGAGCCTATACCAGTAAGGGTCCCACCTATATTCTTATAGGCACCTTTTAAACTATAAAAAGCGCTATCACCATTATCAGCTCTAGCAACTATGTTCGCATCAATCATAGTGGTAGTGCCGTCTTTCACTGAGATACGAAGCATTGAAGTCTGAGTGTTATCTGTAGTATTAACCTTAGCCGATACACCACTACTATACTCAGAAGTCCATAATTGGTAGATGGTGCTAATTAAACTATTAAAGAAGGCCGCCATCTGCTTGTCTTTAGTGAAGGACGCAGGTACTTGCATAGGTGGAGGTGAAGTAGTAGTTATATTACTCATATACAAAACTCCATCTCTGCCTTAGCACTAAAGATAGCCCAGAAGATGGGGTCACTTACTTGTACTCTAATCACACAATAATCAAACCTACCTAAGTTCTTAACCACTACTTTAGTACGTTTACCCAATTCACCCACCTTAATAAATCGCTCTGTACCAAAGGTTTTACCATCACGTGATATGGATATAATAATATGTGGATCAGAGCCTTGTCCCTCAAGTAAACCAACACCTGTTTCTAAGAAGAGCTGAAGTTCACTAATCTCAAATGTTTTACCATCTTGTTGAAAGAGCCCTCCATGTATAGGAGCAGTGTCTCTAACACGTACAATGGTCTCATCCATATCAGTGTAAGTCTCGGAGTCTAGCTCATATATACTACCAGAGTCCACATCTCCTACAAGGTGTTTATCAAAGATATTTACATATGAATTAGCTCTAATACGTCCAGACTTACCAGTACCCCACTCAAACCACTCACCTCCAACTGGGTAGACCCAAGTTATATCTTGAGTGGGGAAGGTAGCCACATAGAACCACTGGCCTTCTAATTCCATGGTCCAACCTATGCAGTCCTTAGTTACAGAATACTTCTCTATTAATGCAGTTAATGCCGGAGGAGAGATAACAGTATCTACAGAAGAAGAGCCTGCAGTTAAAGTATGGAATTGCTTATCAGACCCAAGGAAGAAAATAAAATCGGGGCTATCAGCCACTGAGTAAATAGCATTTAAACCTAGATTAATTATTGAACCTTGTACCCTATCGAAAGGAGGATTACCAATACCAGAATTCCACCAGAGCTCAATGGTCTCAGCCCCAAAGAGGTATAGCATCTCTCTATAAGCATAGGGTAATAATAGCTCGTCTGAGTAGCTCTCAGCAGCAGCAAAGTTTAGACCGTCTATGATAGAAGGCTTACCTACATCAGATACATCAAAGATCTGGCCAGACCCTCTATCATAGATAGCTTGACTATTAAGAACAGCCACACCTTTGGGTGATCCTAAATTTATACTAGTGTTTTGAGTTACTGTCTCTCCATCATATACATAGATACGACCTCCACCATTAGCTATAACCAGTTGGTCACCCAAAGGGGAGATAATACACCTATTAGAGCCAGGTATAAAACCTAATTCAGTGTGGGTACCATCTTTGGATACCTCATATAAGGTAGTATCCGTTACTTTATATAGCTTACCTTGGTTTATTCTCATTCCACGACAATTAAAACCTGGGTGGTTGGTCCATTTTCTAAGCCCATAGAAGCACTGTAATATGTACCTACTAACTGCCTTTTCTGATGCTATGGGCTTGGGCCAAAAGTTACGAGTGAACTGATTAGTCAGCTCTCTTGCTTTCTCTTGGTAATTACCACCAGTTAAATTAAGGGGTACTAACATTAAAAGTCTACCTCATCTTCAGTGTCTTCATACATGGGAGTAGATACATCTGCGATACTTGCCAATGCAGTATCCCCATTAGGTCCTGCATTATTCATTATACGGATATAACGGCTCTCAGGTACAGAGTAAGACACAAGCAGTCTTTCTAACATCATTAATATGTAAAAAGGTGCTATTTTGTCTGGTATATCAGCCGTGGAAGGCCATACAGCAATGTCTTTGCTTTTTATGTAGGAATACACTTCATTATAAGTAGCGTCAATCCTTGCTTTATCCTGGTTTTCCAGAGACTGACCTATAGCAACAAGGCTAAGGTCTTCACCAACACGTTGTCTAATATCTGATTTACTGAGAGCCATTAGCTAATTACTCCTTGCCACCATGTTGCTTTTTGAAGGCATCATCTGCAGCTTTATCTGCCTTACGGTTCTTAGCTGCTAGTTCAATACCTTCATCTTCTATGTCTTGAAGGTCTTCAAGCTCAACTTCACCTCTAACAAAGCATTGGTTATTGACAACCTTAGCAAGTACAATAGGGTCAGTAACTTCAGTAGCACGTCCACGGATGAATGTTTGCTTACCCATAAAGTTGATCTTCACAGGAGAAGTCTCACCAGCACCAACATAGGTGAAGATATTTTCTTCGCTCTTAGGGTCAGTAGTTTTCTCTTCATCATCTTCATCAAAGAGTTCCACATAAACCTCTTCAAGCTCAGTGGCATTATCTTCACTTTCATTAGCAAAAGCTTCAATAGAAGTGAGTATCTCCTTATTAGTGGGCTTAGCCTTCTTGGACTTTACTTCTAATTCAAGTTCATCTGTAAGCTCTAGTAGCTCTTTTTTGGTTAAGTCTTTTAGTTTCATAGTCTTCTTCCTTTGTATAGTCATTAAATTAAAACTGAAAGTTCTTTAGTGTCTCTTCGACCAATTCAATATGAAGGTCTATTAGCTCTTGTGCTAAGTCATTATCAGTTACATCTAGCTTCTCTAACAGAGAGTCTAGTTTTTCTCTATGCTCATCGCTAAGGTCATAATCCTCAGGTAGCTCATAGACAAAACCCTTTGGTACCATGTTCTTGTCCTTTTCTTGATAAAAATAGAGGCCCTAAATCAATAGAGCCTCTATGTTCTCATCTTATTTTACTGTTTAGCTTAGTCGAAGTAGTAACTAACTTCTGCAGTAACATCACCCGTTACATTCGTAGCGGCATCTACAAAAGATAGATAGATGTCGATCAGAATGCCAGGATCTTCAGTTTCACCCATTAGTTCCCACAAAGGCTTACCATAGTTAGCATGATCAGCAAGCATGAGACCTGTTCCAGCAGCAGTCACATCGTGACCAGCACTGAGAGCATCAGGATCGGCTGTGTAGTCATTGGCATAGTCACTAGCAGGTGCAAGACCAGCATCCATAGTAGGAGCCTCGGCAGATGCTAGATCGTCCCATGACAGTTTACTAGTTCCAGCTAGACGAGCATTAGAAGGCAGAGTAATTACCTTCATAGTGTCGTTTTCAGTACGTGCAGTTACAGACTTTGTAGCTACAAGATACTTTCCACTAGTACTTTCCCCAGTACCGGGGACGGCATCATACGCATTATTACGTGGTGTTGCCGCAAGTGTATAAGTTACTTCACTCATATCTTTAGTTTTCCTTTCGTGTTAGGAGTTAATGTTTCTTATGTATCAGCAGCAGCTGAGTGGTAGTGAGTAACCATACCATGTTGCTTACCATCATAGAAAGTTTTCTTGATATCATGCTTAGCGGCAATACCTACCCCAGCCATGAAGTCATAGTCATCTTCTTTACGACGTGCAAACTTGGAGTCTTTACCACGACCAAATACCACAGCTTGTGCACCACACAAGAAGCCTACACCAACACGAGAGCTTGAAGCACCACCAGTCAGTAAGCTATCACCAACAGCGTTAGCACCCCAGACACCATCCCAAAGGCCAGTGCCAGTACTATCATCGATGAATTTGTCTTGGTCAGGGACTTCCTTAATGATAACACCATCCCATACCATATCACCAGGAGTGAATAGTGGGTTGTCTTTACCACGTCCCATAGCTTCACGCATTGCAGTCTGCATAGCGGTAGACTCTTTCAAGTCACGGAAGGAATAGGAACCACAGAAATACACAAACCAAGGCTGATCGTCTTTAATCATCACTGGGCGGATAAGTGGATTACATTGACCGGCTATGCGTCTTAGCAATGAGATGGTAGATGTAGTCAGCTTATCATTAGTGGTATCGATAGTAGCCAATGAAGTGGTGTGGTCACCAGAAGTCAAGTTGCTCTTAGCAGAACCATAAAGAATACGATCTGTATTAGCAGCCTGCCATGTATCCATATTAGCCGCAGATGCTGCAGAGGACTTATTAGCCCCAGAAGCCATAGAACCACCATAGTTATAGTAGACTCCACTTGCTTCAATAGCACCCATTGCTTGAATAATCTGGTCACGTTTAGTCTCCATCATCCAATTCATAAGAGAAGGACGAGCTTCACTAAACAAGTCAAACTGTGATTTCTCCTCTTCTTCATTGTCAATGGTCACACCGTGTCTCAAGTGTGTTGGCTCAAAAGTCATATCAAAATTAGATAGTGGCTCTTCCTTACCAACCAACTGGGTAGACCCACGAACACCAGCTTTACTTAGCTTACCAATCAGTGGTATGCTTTTCTTTCTTAGGTTCTTATTGGTTTGGATAATGGCGTTTTGTGTAGCGCCAATGTAAGGATTAAACACACCTCCACGAACATATGTCTTATTCGCTTTCTTCTGAAAATCGGTGACCTTATTGCCTTCCGAAATAATTGAAGTACCCATAACTTTTTCCTTTCATTAATGGGTTAGGCTTTGTCTATTCCAGCATCACCAAATAGATAATCATCATTAGATAATGAACTACCAGGCTTAGGCTTTGTAGACGTAGCACGATTTAAGTTTTTAGGCAAACTATCTGCCGCAGGTTCTTGAGAAGCTAAACTCTCTGCTACAGTCTCTGTCTTGGTTTCTGTCTTGTCAGACTTCTTCCATTCCTGAAACTCTTTCCATTCATCAGACCCTCGTGCCTCTGATAGTTCACGAATTTCCATGTCACGTTTAGCAAGGTCATAGGCAAACTTAGCGGGAAGCTCATTATCTTCCACCATTTTATTGAGAGAGGGGTTAGCCTCTGCCATTTCTTGGTAGTGTTTAATGGTCTCATCATAATCATCATTAAACTTACGCATAAGGTCTCTAGACATATTTAAACGTAAATGCTTTTCATAACCATCAGGATCTTCACTACGATCTGGTGCAGGTGTAGCAGTTAGTTTAGCATTCTCTTCAAGAGATTGATCTAATTTAGATTGGACGTCCTTGATAGCAGCTTTAAATCTGCTTTCTGGTATCATCTTCTCTTCTTTAGTTTCTTCTTCCTTCTCTCCTTTGGGTTCAGTAGCATCAGCAGGGGTCTCCTCCACATCATCCTTAGGGTCTTCCTTTTCAGTTCCCTTGGGTTCTTCTTCAGGTTCTTCCTTCGGTGTGGGTTCTTCCTCTTCAGTGATTACCTCTTCTTCCTCAAAGGGATCAAAGTTAGTTTCTTCTTCAGCCATTAGATTAGTCTCCTATTCGCCCGATTAATATGCGGCGGCCATATGTTCGCCCGGATACCTCGGCGGCAGGTTTGTGTACCATTACACTGGGGATAGAGGCGGCCTATCCATTACGCCCTATAAACTTGTTGGTTGGCCAATTGCTTCCAAAAATTCTGGTGCCAATTGGTCTTCATCTACAATAAGCATATCAAGAGTGGCCCAAACCCCCATTGCTTCACTAACTGACTGAACACATATCTCAATGTCCGTCAAGGCAGGTATGGGGTCTGGGAAGCTTCTCTTATCTTGAAAGACACTTGCTCCTGTTGTTATTAAAGATATACGCTTCTTAATCTTAAATATTTTACCATAACGTCGAGAACGGTAATCCACATTTGCGTATTCTGTTGCATTAGGTCCTGCAGTGAAGCTACATCCTACCTCACCTCTATGTAGAAAACCTACTTTACCAAGAGGGACAGTATAAACTGCCATCAAGGTTTGATTGTTTCCATCATCAATAATCGCTCTAACCTCAGCATCTCCTACACTTGGTACTGTTCCTGTACCTGTATAGCAGAAGACAGTACCTGCAAATTTAGTAGTACCCTCATTCTGCATACGATAGACACGATAGAGGGGGTAGAGTAACGCAACTCTAGTATTACCTTCTAAGGGTACTGTTTGAATAACCTCTCTACCATCAGCCCCAATACCTTGTACTTTTAGGTCTTGAGTATCTGTATCATCGTTAGAAGCCACCGAAAGAATATCAGCCGTTGCAGAGTAGATATATATTCCTCCCCCTTCCCACACAGTCTCTGGGTCAGTATCAGGTGCGATAGCAGGGTTAAAACCAAACTTATCGACAGTACTATAGCCAAGTACTTTACCTTCTGCGACAGACTGTAACCATGGCTTACCTGCTGGAAGGCTTGGAAATCCACTCATTGACATTTTATATCTCCTCTTCTATCTCCGGCCATCCGCCCCAATTATGTGGTATGTGGAATACAGGCTCATGCTCGGCTATTATGTTACCTGTCTCGTCATACTCGTACGTTGGCGGCAGGTAATTAAGCCAGTTGGCACGATCAAGCATAACAAGCTCTTTCATTTCATCGCCCACCCAAACCCATAAACCGAGTATAGGCCAAGCAATACCGTAGTCTTTCATTTCATCTGGGTTGAACCCTTCAACCACAATGGCGTCAACAACCTGCTTGCCCTCGTAGGTGATAGTGCCTGTTTTATACTCACCCAACACAACGGCTATAGCCTCTTGCTGTTTCTCATCCAGCATATCAAAGGTCAAACCCTCGGGGATTAGTAGGAATACTCTTTTGTTCTTCATGTTGTTAACTCCTCAATCTCTGAGTTAGTGAGGCGTGCAGGGTAATTCCTATGATCATGGAAAACCCCCGTATAAGTAAACGAACCGGTCTGATTACCAATGCCAAATTCATCCACAGTTGGTATAGTAGCAGAATTATCAGTACTAAGAATAACGCCATTAAAGGCTAAAGCTATATCGTTTTCCTTCACGGCTAGAGCAAGCCTATTAAGATCTTGTATCGAGGCCGTTGCTATTGTGTATTGAAACTGGGTTGCTGAGGCAGTGGTTATGGTTACTCGTAAACCAGAACCGGTAAATTCAGCGACAATTCTATTAGCACTAGCGCCTGCTGTATCGAAGTAAGAGAATAAAATACCTGACGAGTTATTTGTTGGACTAAATTCCCAGAACGTTGTAAATTCTGGATTGTTAAACCAATCCGCAGTATCGATATTTTCTATCTTGTTCTTATCCACTGTGCGGCTTACTGAGCCGGCAGTCGCATTAGGAATATGCGAGGTGATAAACCCACCCTCTTGAAGGTCGTAACCCCATATCTCTAATTCTTGGCCTATACTTAGTGGTTTAAAAGACCACCTTACCCTCGTATTTCCTGTGCTATTGTTCAGACCTGTAAAAGACACTCGCCAGAAATCACTATAATCCTCAACTTTGATATTTGTCGGTGTGCTACCTGCGAGAGATGCAACTCCAGTATTTGTGTTCAAATTTACTGTGTGTTGCACGTCCGTACCTGTGCCACCCAAAAACCACGCAGTTAGAGATATTTGGTTTGCGCCAGAATAGCCGCTTGTTTTTCTAACAAATAAAGCATTGGAATAACTATCATCTGTTGCTAACCCAGAAACCTCCTTGAAGTAGAAAGGAAAACTACTGACCCTCTCAATAAGCAATGTTGTTTGCGTGCCATCAGGTGCAATCCCGTAATTCTCTGTAGTAGCACCTATTCCCCCAGCTTCAGTCAAAGAAGTAAGGCCAGTGCTATTCATATCATTAGCACGCTCCTCCTCCATCAACAGCCCACGAGTACCCGTTGAGTAATCCAATCTAGGCTCGTCAATAGCTGCCAATGCTATAGCTGATACCGAGTTTGTATATGTAGCCGTGGTCGAGCGCGTGAATGTTTGAAGAGGGGAGAAGGGCACTGAAGCCTGATTAACAGCATAGCGGCTGTTTTCCCATTCAAGCCATAGGTCGGGGTTAACGCCACCTACTGCGCCTCGCCTATACCAGGGTGTAGCTCGTCCCCCTAGCTTATGTCTTAGTCTTAGTTTACCATACATATCTAAACATCCGCAGCTGTATCAATATAAAGACCTTTAACATTATGGTCTACAAAATCACCAGGCTCGATCCAACTGTTATCATCAGTCTCAGCTACTGCACTTACAGTTGAGTCACCCATATTATACCAGACCCCAACACCTTTAACCCTTATACGTATATAGGTAGTCTGAGCGTCCAGTTTAGCGGATTTCTCTGCTACATCTAATACCTGAGTAGTTAGCCACTTGGTTGGTATCTGCTTCTCGGGATCAAAAGCTGCATACTCTTCTATAATAACTTTATTAGCCATTTACTTCTCCTTAAATAGTTACGCTTGCATTAGCTGCGTTCTGTTGCATGATCTGGGTCTCAGTCTGTGTATGTTCTGTTTCTGCCAACTTCTTCTGAGCATCTGCTTGGTCTTTAGCTGCCTGACCCTGAGCGAACAATGTTTGTGGGTCTGTCTGTCCCTGTTGTGCTTCAGCTTGTGCCTTACGTCTATTCTCAATACGTTCAATAAGCTGATCTTTATGTCGGATATTAGAGATCTCAAGTAAGTCGACAATATCAAATTGGTTCTGTGCACCAAACTTAAGTATAGCATCTAGCTGCTCTTCACTAGCATTAATGAAGTCGAAGCTCTCACTAAGAATAATGTCCATATCCAGTTCTGCAGGTCTGTTCTTCACCTCAATTATCTCTTCAAGTGCTTGAGGATTCTGCCTTTCTAATGTAATCATCTTAGCGGAAGCACCAAGTCTCATTTCTCTTGGCTTACTCTCATCATCCATTATCTCCTGGAGAGCCTTACCCATAGTCATTGGTACGTTGAAGCCTATCCATCGTAAGTCGTCCACATCATCAGTAACACGTACCCATTTCTCTTCATCCCAGAACTGACGTATCCTCCACCATATCTGTTTATAGACACGAAGCTTAAGATCAGAGAACTGTTCGAACAATATATTAAGCTCAATAATGCCAGCAGTCTGTAGTCTCTTTAATGCAACCCCAGATAAGTCACCCATCTGACGTTCACCTGCCATCTGGGCATTATATGATTGAGCATCTATCTCACCTTTAGCATCATTATACATCTCCATTTGCCCAACAGCCATATCACCCGTAGGCAAGATGCCGAAGTCTTTACCGAACTCACCAGCATTAACCTCTAGATGGCCATTAGCCTTAGCAAGTTCAGTCTTAGACTTCTTAACATCAGAGACAGCACCTTTATTACCATATGTCTGTCTCTGTGATAATAGGAAGAGAGCTTTACTACGTCGGTGATTAATCTCATCTTGTAGGTCCAGAAGGGATAAGAGCTCTCCATAGCGGTTATTGTCCCTATCTATATAAGCGTGCTCCAGTTCCAAAGGACAAGAAGGATCACCATCCTCATCTAGATAGGGACTCACCGCAGGGGCCTCTAGAAAGCCAGACCCCGTATAGACTGCATAATGCCACACATCTCCTACTAGGAAGTAATGAGTAGCAACTAAATAGCGTTTTCTTTTATCAGAGTTATTAAACCATGGGGGCTTATCTTCGAAGAAGTCTTCTGTATTAGACTCATCTTGAGCCAGTGCTTCTTCATTCAGATCATCGCCATAGGTAGTACGTATATCTTCTTCATCCATCCATACCTTGAAGCCTTTACCTCTAGCATCTGAGAAGTCTGGCTTACGTGAGTATGGGTCGAAGAATAGACGATCCCATTCTATATGTTCTACCTCTACATCAACAGTACCTTTCTTATTACGGGCAGCAGGTATATATATACCGCAATAACCCTCACAGAAATAGTTATCAGCACTAGAGCTAAACACAGAATTAAGTCTTGTTCTATCACCAACATATGTAAGACCATCAGTAGCAGCCTCAGCAGCACCAGTATCAGAGTCTACCTCATTACGTGGGTAGGCCTTAGGGTCTGTCTTCTTAAGAGCCATGATACCCAGTAAGCCATTATGCTTGACCTTGATACGGTTATTAACTACTGCTGCTTGTTTGCGTTTCTTAAGTGCACGTTCCTGCTCTTCTGTCCACTGCTTACCATCTTTATAGTCACGACACTTCTCAGACGCAGCTCTTCCTTCTTCGGTGGAGGTAATAAAATCATCCACACATTCCTTGAGATAATCCAGTGTTACTACACTAGACTCTCCAATCTGTGTCTCCTGTGTCTCCATCATTCTGTCCGTAGTCATCGCCATCTTTTACCTCTATATTATCTTTATATTGACTGGGTCCAAAGGTTTGGTTTAAGGACCTACCGAATATTCCACATACATCAACCTTATCATCTCTGTTATCATCTTTACCAGTAAACTTAAGGAGTTGCTCAATCAGTTCGTCTCCCCAATCACCATATGGTATATGTACTCTACCCTGAGAACACATAGCTTGGAAAGCCTTAGCATTTACTGCCTTAGACTTAGTAGCTGGGAAGTACTCAATCTTGAAGAACTGTCTCCTTCGTTTCTGTTCCTTCATTACAAAGGGCTCCATAGCTCTTCGTATAACTCCTTTCTCCATCATCCATAGTACTGGATCATGGTCGCCGAACAGTTGAAACATTCCATCTATTGATTGGTCTAAGAGTGACTGCTTACTCCACCAATCAACAAACCAAAGATCTTCCTTAACATCAAAGCCACCGATAGCCTGTTCTGTCCAGTCCCCATCATCAGGTGTAACAGCATAGTCTCCAGCACCATAACTAACTAATCTTGTTGGCTCTTGACCAAGCCTAAACCTTTTACCAGAAAACCACTCTCTCTTAAAGAACGTACCTTCCTCTGGGGTTGGGTCCTGCATATACTGAGACATAAAGACTGAGTGGTCAGCATCTCTTATCTTCTTCAACTCTTCCAGCGTTAGCTTCTGAGGCCATAGACTTCTTTCAGTATCCTTCTTGTAATCAATGATAGCAGGTAGGTCCAAGTGATAGAATGTCTCACCCATACCCATATTCAGTACGAAGCCAGCCATATCCTCATCAGCAAGTCTCTGCATTATAATAACAATGGGCGTGTTCCTACTGTTACGACGAGAAGCAATGGTGGTGTTAAGCCTTTTATTAACAATGTTTCTTTGGGACTCATTATCAGCGTCGTCCACTTTGATCGGGTCGTCAATAATGATTGCTCCATAAAATAGGTCTGGATCAAGAGTTTCCTCCTCATCATCCTCTTCGAGCCAGGATACCCAATCATCTTCGTCTTCTTCCTCTGTTTCTATGTCGGCTAACGATCCAGCCCCAAAGCCAGTAACAGCACCACCAGCAGCAGTAGCATACATTCCTCCACCTTGTTTCGTGTACCATTTCTTCTTACTGTCACTATCCTTTTTAAAAGATATCTTCCATAGGTTTTGATAGTCAGTAGAAGAAATGGTCTCACGACACTTAGCTGAGTTATCTAATGCAAGTTCATCAGAATAACTCAGGTGTATAAACTTAGCTGCTGGGTTCTTGGCAATACAACGAGCAGGCCAATCAATAGAAACTATCTGAGTCTTACCAAAGCGAGGTGCAATAGTAATAAGTAGGTTGTTGCATTTATTACCTTCCTTATCATATAGCTCACCTCGTTCTAGTTTTAGTAGGCATTTCTCTATGTCCTTATGATGAGGCCCAGATATAAACTTCTCTTTACGTTTACGGAAACACCATTTAGTGAATGCTACTTGACTTCCTTCTAGTCTTCTTCTTAATCTTACCTTTTTTACCAGTGGACTCAGCGGCGCTAATTGCCGTAAAGATTGTCTCGAGTTGTTCATCATCAAATTTCTCTAGTAGCTTCTCAAGCTCTGCCTCGCTCGACATATTAATATTAAAGTCTTTAGGTAATAGACCAGCAGCTATTCTTACATATGCTACAGGATCCTTCTTCCTTGCTAACCTAATAGCCCTCTTTCCATATGTCTCCCAGTCTGCAAGAAAGTCTTTAAGAAACTTATCTGATATTCTGTTCCTACTACCTAATGGTCTTCCTTTTGGATTACCTGACTGACCAGGCTTAAACTTATTCTTGATAACATTTGGGTGATTGGCTATCTTTTCATTACGACCAGTGCGAAGGCCAGTAATTTTAGACTTATCTCTCCCTTTTCTACTCATAATCAGTTATTCCTTCGCCATAATCTGTCGCTTTAACGATTATCCACACCTTCTTACTTTCTCCAGTCGTAGTAGTGACTCGACATGATATTACATTACGGCTTTCATATGAAAAGGTAAGGAGTGCTGATTGGTCTGTATCCACAATGGTAGCATTGCCAGACTCGACTAACCAATCAGTCTCAGATATAGTACCTTTATCTTCTAGCCAAGGAGCAAAGTCAAGGTTATATTCTACTGTATCGCCAACTGATACTCTATCTTCGAAACGATCTGGCTTACCTCTAGTTGTAACTACGTAGTCCATCGTGTGTTCCTGATAATTTATGGGATAATATCAGAATTATGCCCTAAATCAGGTACTTTCGTCAAAGACTTTATTTAGTTTTTCGATAACTCGTTGAAATTCTTGCCTAAAAACTTCATGATGCTGGTCACTTTTCTTACCACATTTACGATAGCTAAGCAAATAACCTCTACCACACCTACATATTAATATCTTCCTATCCTCGATATTTAATTTCAGCATTATGTCAAATAAGAGTTTTTCTGCTAATGTAATGTCAGCAGTGGTGGGTTTCCATAGATTTACTTCCACCCTACTGTTCTCTCCAGGCTCCATCAATCTAGCCCACCATGGTGACTTAACACCCAAATAATAACCCTTGCCAGCAAATACTCTAAAACTGGTAGCTATATCGTGCTCATCAATACCCACATCCAACCCTTTCCCTTCCTATGTTCTACTCCCACTATCTCATCAAGATAATGTCTCCTGGCTATCTGTAGTGTCTGATACTTATAACCTTGCTTATCACCAAGCTCATACAATCTCCTTACAGTGATCTCACCTCTATCACCCAATTGCTCCACTATCCAGTCAGCTACTTCATTTGATCGTTTCCTTCCACCTTTCTCAAGTAACTTTACTTTCTTCTCTAATGCTTTAACTCTATCAGCAAGTCTCATATTCTCTATCTTTCTCATTAATTAACAACCTTAATAACTTGAGGTCTCCAAAGGTATAATCTATTAGTACAAGAGCATAGACTACCTTATTATTCTTAAACCACCTATTATAGGTCTTTTTAGCTCTCTCATCATAGGTGGTTATCTCCTTGTCTTTAAGAAGATCGGGCCTAATAATATCAGTAATAAGTATTTTTTGGTTCACCCTTTCAAGCTTAAGCACGGTTTTCATTTTTTCTATCCTTTCTATGTTTTACTCTATCAGCAAGTCCCATACATTCCTCCTATCCACCTCATACAATACTTCTTATGATCTGACAATGTTATCATCTCCCTGTTCCTTAGCTCTTTCAGTAATACCATTATAAACTCCTTCTCATGTTGAAAAGGGTAAAAGATACCCATTTCAGCTAATCTCCTAGCTTCACTTATATAATACCAGAAGAAGTTCTCTAAGCTCCTATCAGGTAAAATCTTAGGGTTACGATTAAAAAGATCTTTACCATCTATTACATTACTCATCAGTCTTCTCCTTAACAGGTGGTGGTGGTAGAGGCATCCAGTGGGTACAGCACTCTAATGATATGCCACAACCCTCAGCTAATGTGCCATGACCACGCTCATTAAAATCAGCAGTATTGATAGTTGTTTTAATATACCATTTCTTGCGACCATTAACCTTATTCCAAGTAGATTGTGGGTAACAGACTAAAATTCTAGTCCCATCCCTTGGGGCTGTTTCTATTGGTTGCCATTCATTACTCATGTTCTCTCTCCATTAGATTTAAAATAACTTTAGCATTATTACGCACTTCTGGTAACTTACCAATACTTGCAAAATACTTGATAGAGTCCAGAGAACACTTCATGCCAATCTTATCTATTATCCCACTTATAATTAAATAAGCTAGAGCACTATCAGCTAGGTTACTTATCTCATTAAAATCTTCAGACAGACTTATCTTCTTGAAGTAATCTTTCATGTTCTACCCTCTTAATTGCTTCTTGTGCTATCTCGTATACCTCATCTAGGCTCCACGATTGCTTGATATGCTCCAAAACCTCAAGCAGTTCTTCAAGAATTATATCACGATGAGCCAATTCTGCAGCGATATCAGATTTAGTCCATAGTCCTTCATGTGTCATTGCCAAAATATGATTAGTGTAAGTTTTCCCCTGGCCCTCAATATCTCTTTCTTTATATAAACTCATCTCTCTTGTCCTTATGTTATGTGTTTATAGAGTAATAACATACATCCCTATTATTACTCCAGAAAATCATTACAATTAACTATACATGGCATCCCCCTTTCGTTCTCTTGGTCGTTCTCTTAATATACAAAACAAATATATAACTAATTATACCTTCTAGCAATACATACACTTATATAAAAACATATACATATAATATACATATATATTTATTTATTTACTGGTATAAGCGTAGAACAAATATATAACTTCTTATCAGTTGTTTCTTTTCAATGACTTAGGATCGAAGCTCGTCCAATCTCTCTTGCGCGATTGAAAAACATATAATATATAATTTATACATATATGTTTTTTCGACTTACAAGCATCGCAGTTATCTCTCGAGATTTCGATTTACTTCTCTCGAGATCTATGGGATAATAGACATGTAGATAACAAACAGGAGCTAACAAATGGAACTAATAAGCTGCACAAAAATAAGTGAAAGACCTGATAGATATATGTTGAAGGTTTATATACATAAGATCTTTAGGGACTGTGAAACCCGGTTCTTTGTTGGTAACTGTACTGTCTTCCATGATAAAGAGACTTGGAAAAGGCCTGGTACAATGATGGAGAGCAAGCTATCAGTACTGTTAGAAGGATGGAAAAATGATAGAGAAAATTAAAAAACTGTTAGCATTATCTGAGTCCTCCAACCCCCATGAAGCAGAGTTGGCATTGAGAAAAGCTAATGTCCTCATGCAGGAACACCAGATTACCCACATTGATCTTATACCTAAGCAAGAGGTAACTCATAGTGATATAGAAGAAGTAACACGCCAACACTATAGATGGGCAAGTACCCTAGCTAGTGCCTGTGCTCAGCTGTTTGATTGTATATCACTCAACACTACACACCCCAAAGGCTTTCGCTTTATTGGTAGTGAAGAGCATATAGTATGTGCCCACCAATTATTCTGGCACCTCTTCGAAGCATGGAAAGGCATGTGTAAGACTGATTACCAAGCAGATAGACCTTCTGATCGTAAAATGTATCGTAAGTCACATGGGCTGGGTTTTGCCAATACGATAGCTAAAAGAGTTCTCCTATTGAGAGATGAGAGGCATGATGCCATACTAAAAGCTACTGGTACTGATCTGGTAGTAGTTAAAGACCACAAAGTGAAGTCTTACATGTATGATACATTTAATATACAGACCCTCAAATCTAGGTCTCTTATCACTAACAGCTCAGGTTATTCAAGGGGCCAAGTATCTGGCCAAAAAGTTAGTCTATCAACACCATTAGGAAAGAAGAAAGAAAATGATCGCATATAGACATTGTATAAAACAGCTACCCATTGGCAAAGAAGACATTGAGAAAGGCAAGATTGTTAGTACCCCCAATAACATGAGTGTCTCCCAGCTATTTAGTAATGATTACTACATCTATACAGATAACGCCAGGAACTATTACTACGTACCTAAAGACCTAAGAGAACAGTCTCACTTAGCAGGTACCTATGATAAGATAATGTCTAATAGAAGGGACCCAGCCTTTAGAGAAGGTACTGATGAAGCTAAGGCCTATCATAAAGGGTATGGCTCTACCCATGTGGTAAGAGAGGGTATAATCTTTGGCCTATTTTTCTTCCTCCTACTCTTTGGTGCACCTTGGGCGTATTACTTCTTAACTGGTGACCCCATAGCCTTCTAATTGACAGGTTTATATCTTTAGTAATATACTATTAAGAATAAAGGGCTTACACATGAGATTTAAAAACAAAGTATCAAGAGAACAGAAAATAGCGTTGAGCTTTATATGCTTGCACCTTGCTATGGCTAGTGCCTTTTGGATCTTGTTGGTTCACCCAAATGTGTGGGCATATATTACCATGCTCTGGGGCTTTGCCATGTTATTCGTTGTAGACTACACAGTAGGAGTGGATGAAGATGAGTAAGAAAGACAACTATAAAATAGACGTTCCAGAAGGCTGCGCTAAAATAGAAATAGAGTTTAGCCAAGCTGAAATGAGTAAGAAAGACAGTGCAGACATAGCCTTTTGTGCATGGATGATGATACTAGCAATTATCCTTGTTGGCAGTCTGTGGTGTCTTTGGGATATTATATGGGAGATGAGAAGATGACTGAACAGGAAATGCCGGATGAGGTATGGGTGGCTAAAGCTAAAACAGGCTCACACTATTGGACAAAAGAAAAGCACGATGCTTTCGATAAAGATAATTGTTTCGGCACACCACAGGTTCGCTACGTTCGTGCCGACCTACCGGGGAATACAGACACACCCAACACCCCAAAGAGTGAGACTAATGCTCAGTGTAAAGAATGCAACGATACTGGTAGTATATACTCCAATGAGCCTGATGGTTACTACTTCGCATGTAAATGTATACATGGTAAGCATTATGATCTTAATGAGAGACTGGAAGAAGTAGAAGAAGCAATAGCAAAAATGAGGGGGTTCTTAGTAATATGATAGAGAACTTAAAGTGGAAGATACGAACCACCATACCAAGTGAAGCTGTAATAGAGCAAGAGGTTACTGACCCAGCAGGCCAAGTAACACGTACTATATGTGACTTAAAAGAGTCTCAACTAAAAGAAGCACTGATAAAAATGGGCTGGACACCTCCTGATCCACACAAGAATTATTATATGATCGAAAGAGAGCTCTTTGATGATATAAACTTCAACCACTTTATTGAGGTATACAATTCTCTACACGAAGACTTGAGAGAGTTACGTAGAATTATTACAGGTAAAGATAAAGAAGCTATTAATAGTTATCTACTAGATATAGCAACAACCGCAATGAAAGCAAGAGAGGATTTAATATAATGTTTTGGACAGTTTTCTTTGGCGTAGTATGCGCAGCACTATTTTTAAAATGGGTAGGGATAATATAATGCACATACTAGATACCAGCTTTACCTCTGCTAAAAAACATATTGTAGAGATGTTTAAGAACGATACCCGAACCATACATACTGAGAAATGGCAAGGTATTGATATTAGTAAGAAGCCTGAGGCAAGAATGCAGGAGTTTATTAACTATAGCTTCTCTGTTGCTCTTGGTCATGAGGACTTAGATACATATCGAAAGGATATTAAACCCAACTTGCCTTGGGCAGATGACCACTTCAAGGAGCGTGTTGGGGGTGAGCCTATAAACCCTGGGGAACAATGGAAGCATTGGCCATGGGGTAACTCTGCTGATAACTTCAGAGATTTAGAAGGTAAGTTTAATCATAATTATATGGAGAGGTATTGGCCCAAACATGCTAATCAAGACCCTAAGGAGCTATTCATAAATGAAGGAATACGATTTAACTACGGAGATATTAGAGATCTCATTCAGCTTCTTAGAAATGAACCACACACTAGGCAGGCCTACATACCTATCTTCTTTCCAGAGGACACTGGAGCAGTACACGGTGGCAGAGTGCCCTGCTCTTTGGGATACCATTTTATTAAAAGAAACGGGGCTCTTCATATCAACTACTACCTCAGATCTTGCGAGGTATACAGGCATTTTAGGGACGATTGCTACCTTACAGTAAGACTACTGCTATGGGTACTTGATGAGCTAAGAAAGCTTGACTCAAGCTGGAATGAAGTGACACCCGGCATATATACTATGCATATAACCAGTTTCCATTGTTTTGTAAATGATATGAGGTCCATTGATGAGTTGTAAAAGAAAGAATCCTTTTCTCCAGATAAAAGATAAAACCAATAATAGCTTATTAATTATTTCAGATGTGGTAATGACCGATCCAGTAAAAGCCTCCTTCCTAGCACTAACACATTATAAGCTACCCACTCGTTATGATAAGCGTCTACTAGAAATAGCACGTTATAATAATGGCCATATAATCCTCTATGATATGCATGAAATCCTAGCCTATACAATAATAATGCAATAATATTAGTTTCTCTATTTACTTCCTCTGTCAACTCGTTTAAGTTTAACAGTGACATAAGTTAAGAAAGGGAAAACTAATGCAAGTAGCAACTCATAAACATTCTGGTACAAGAGGCACTATCATGGGGTATCACTCAGGTAGGAAAGCCTATTTTATAAGGACAACCACTGGACAAGAACAGTATTGGACTGAAGACTCCACTATTAGAGGTATTGATATAATGACTAGTAAGATAAGGATTAAACTAACGGGTAAGAAGAAACATTGGTATAATACCATTGAGCGATATTTTGATAGGGCCGAAGATGCTAGAAGTTATTTAAAAGAGATGAGTCTATTTAATGACATACGCAATTTTAGTAATGATAATAAACAGGCACTTCTCTCTAACGGCTGGAAGATAACCTCCACACATGACCTAAAAATATTATTAAAAGGTAAAGGCTCCAAAAGTAAACGCAGTCTAGATAAGATACTAAGGAGTAATAAGGCAGTAACTATCCCCAGTAATTATAAGAGCCCTGATGATATATCTAAGCCACGTAAGAAAAAGAAACCCACTGGTAAAGTTATCAAGCTACAAGAATTAACAGATAACCCACGTAAAGCCAGAGTAATATTGAGAGGTCTTGTTAGACAGAAGAAAATTGAAAAGCCTGCTAGGTGGGAATGGGAGCCTGGTTCAGAAGACCTAAGTATTGTTAAGAAGGCTTTAGGTAAATAACCACACAGTCATATAGAGCAAGACCCTTGGGAGTTATATAATAATCTGTATAGCTCCCACCTTTTTTGGCTTCAAGGTAACCATGCTTAGCCATTATACGTAAGGACCTATGGTGTGGCCATGTCTCTCTAAATTTCTTATTAATGCATCTAATACATTGAGCTTTACCTTCAACCATTCCTCTTGAGGAAGATATAAAATTAGATATCATTTTTCTATTAAGGTATTTACTCATTAATTTAGTACCCATCTGATTTTACCTTTACTCTTGATTTTTCTTATATCAAGTTTCTCCACTGCTTGTCTTAATTGTTTTCTACTTATACCAGTTGCCTCACCATCCCTATATAAAATCTCTTCTGTTTCTGATCTCTTCTTAAGTCTTTCAACAAGGAATGCCTCAGCTTCTTCATTACTATCCTTAGTCATTTTGTCAGGGTTAGCTGTCATTACATCATCTACGGACAAATCAGAGAAGCCCTCTATCCTGAAAGGTATTTTCCTATGTGCATCCAGGCTATATTCAATAGTGTCGCCCTTGGGAGCCAGATTGCTCTTAATATGACATATACACCTGCTATTCATTTCCTCAGGGTGTGGCCCTATCATTAGAGCAGAACGTGCTGCTGCAGTAATATCAATAGAACCAACCCCCCGGTATATTGACTTATCCTTGCCTCCCTTGGTTAAGTGACGTATGGCAAGTATTGCACAATTATGTCTCTCAGCCATTTGACTAAGTCCAGACATTATCTCTCGTGTTTCATTAGCTCTAAATAAATCTACCTTAGAGCCCATGTAAGCCACAATGGGGTCAATGATTACCAATGTGGGTTTTATCTTAGCTATCTGGTCATCCACTTCAGCAAAGCCATCCTCATCAAAAAACACAGGTTGGGCATAAGCATAGATATTTTTAACCTCTGCTCTCATGGAGTCTAGTCTAGGCCTAATGGTATCACCCAGCCCATCTTCTGCAGACATTAATAGTACCTTGCCTTTTACCCTTCTCTTATTACCCAGTAATTTTTTACCCGTTGAGAGATAAGCAGCAAGTGCCATCGTTAGCCATGATTTACCCAGTCCTGGGTCACCCTCTAATAATGTCACTTTACATAGCGGTATATATGGATACCATAGCCACTCAACCTTTTCAGCTTCAACATTGGACATACGTACAACTGTTGGGGACTCATCTTCTTCATCATCAAGAGAGAGTACATTGCTGGCTTCTACCTTTTCTATTTCACGCATTAGCTGAGAGTCTTCATCATTACGACCAGTAAATTTATTCCACACAGACCCTTTAAGTAGGTTAAATCTCACATGAGCATTAATGCCCTGTTCGGCTAAATCATTATTAATCCTCCAGATAACGTCTGACCTTTTACCTTTGGTACATCTCTTTGCAGTCAGTAATCTTAATGTACTGGGTTTTATTTTACCCTTATACTTCTTCAGTATCTCTTTTGGGTCAAGATTCTGATAAACATGCTCAGGTAGTTCATCAATATTATATTCTACCTCCTCTTTAAACCATAGAGTCCTAACCCTTTGTGGTGGATCGTATTTGTGGTTCATAGTGCCTGGTAATCTTAGTAATTGTGTTAAGTCCCATCCGCCTTTATCAGCACCAACACTATAAGACATTGCCTTATTACGTCGTTCTATTATGTCAGCGGGATGAAACTTATCTAATATCCATAGACAAGCATAACGTTGATCTGAAGATTTCCATGCTATTTGAGGTTTAAATTCACAGCCCCTAGGGTTAACAGGGTCAAGGTCTGCCCACAGTAGTTTAGAGCCAATTACATAGGCTTTCTTTCTACGTGGGTTAATAAAAGGGGTGGGGCAGAAATAGACATTATATTTATTATTATCATATTCATCCACAAAGTCTTCCAGTTCTTTCTTAGTTATTGGCCACTTAAAGAAGTGATCCTTTACTCTTTTACTAGACTTACTCAATGTGGTTATACAGAAATAATAGCCCTTCTTGGGCTCTTGGGTCTTCCATACTCTCATTATAAACTTGTAATTCATTATTTAACATCTCCTGCGGGTATTACCCATCCATGTCCCACTTTATAAGCATTAGGGTAATAACCTTTTTTTACTCTCCTTATCATTGTATAATAAGGTACTCCTTCTTTATTAGCTAACTCAGTAATACTGTAATATGTTTCTTGTGCCATTTTTAATATCTCCATTTACAGAATGAAACATATAACATATACTGGCTCCTGTCAAAGTCAACCAGGAGAGATAATATGATTATTCTAGAAGGCCCTGATAGCTCAGGAAAAACCACTCTAGCACATGCCCTATCAGAGACACTAGGTATACCGGTACATCATTTTGGAGGTCCACCAGAGAGTGCTGCTGAATTAAGAGAACGCATAGATTTTATGTTCGACAATAAGGACTTCTTAATCTATGATCGTATACCTCTAATTAGTGAACAAGTTTTCTCTATATTAAGGAGACAAAATTATATGAATGTGCTTACTAACTCTAATGCCGATCATGTAAGACTACAAGAACTTAAACCTATACTTATATACTGTAGGCCTTCTGATGAGCTGCTAATGGCGTGTAATCATCAAGTAAGTGAACATGATACAGAAGACCACATTAAAGCAGTAGAAGCCCATAAAAAGGCCCTACTAGAGAGATATGACCATGTGATGGGTAGTGATCTAATGCCTAGATACTGGAAATATGATTATACTAAAATGAATGTTGGGGGCCTCATAACTCGTGTGGAGTCCACCATAAAAGAAAGAAACCATTACCCACAATTTCACTTAGGAAAGAGAGACAATGACCAATAACTATAACACTAACCCCACTAAAGACGTATATGAATTCCAGACCACAGTACTGGGTAATGAGTTCCCAGATAAGCCCATGCTACTAGATAAGACTATGCGGTATGATACCTTTAATTGTCTAAACGAAGAGATGAAAGAATTAGCTGATGCTCGGACTCTTCCAGATCAAGCAGATGCTTTAGTTGATCTTATCTATTTTGCATTTGGTGCACTCCATAGAATGGGTGTGGATGCTGATCGTGTATGGGCAGAAGTACAACGTGCTAACATGACCAAAGTAAGAGGCAGAACTAAACGCAATCAAGAGAATGATGCAGCTAAACCACAAGACTGGAAAGGGCCCGATCACTCATGGCTAGAAGTAAAAGAGACTGGTCTGACTTCTGCTTAGAACTAGCACTGTCAGACGCTAACAACACTCATGGCATTAGGAAGATAATACCAGACATATTATTTAAGACCACCCTTGACGACTCTATAAAGCTTACAGGGGTGGGCTTTAAACCTAATGGTAGTAAGCTAACTATGCTAAAAAAGTACTACATGAATTGGGATAGTATTCATAAAGCCTTTGAGTCCCTGGAGATAATAAAAGTTAAAGGTAAGCATGGATCAGTTGCTTTCAGTACTATCGGCCAAGAGAAGAAATTCACTCACCACATGCACTGTATCCAGTCTATAACAATTACCCATTACCCAGGTGGAGAGCTAAGATATACAGTATTATATAGACAGGCTGAACTGATTAAAATCTTCACTGGAGACATGGTCTTTATACGTGACGTAATCATGCCAATTTTTGGTAAAGGCAAGGTAACTTTCTTCTTCTCGAACGCAGTATTAAACGCAATGTATTGCCCCATTATGTTTATCCACCACCAAGACGACTGGCTAAACTTATTGAGAGAACTCTATAAAACTGATAAGTCTTTTTATAAGCGATTTTATAAATGGTGTGAAATGTATTTCTCAGAAGAACCCATAAACTACTCTTCTGCTGAAGTGATTAGAGAACATATACATTCTCACCTTAACAAGAAGACTCGGAAGAAGATATTAGATGCGTTTAAGAAAAGGTAAGATATATCGACATAAACATGAGCAAACTGGCTATTTCATGGTAATGGCTTTTACTAAAAATGAAGTAACTATAAGCCCATTGTTTGGCTACTATCGTATTGTATTTGATACCTGTAGAAGAAGCTACTGGGATAACGCACATAAAGAATATAAAGGTAAAAATAGTCTGGCACCTTTTATACAAGCTAGATATGACCATGAGAAGATGAGGAGGCTAAATAAACTATGAGTAGGAACGCAAAAATAAACCTAGCACTAGCCTTTGTACTAATTGCTTTTATAAGCCAGACAGTTGTGGCTTTTTACCCAAGTTTACCTTTATTATTTTTGATGGTTTTTAGTTACGGGACGATAATTTATTTAGACCATAATATAGATGGAGGATGCTGTAATGGCTAAATGTAATAGGACAGTTTGCCAGAATGAGGGTATTCATACACACCGCCATAATGGAAAGAAATACTGTTCAGAGTGTGTTTACTTAATAGAAGAGAATATCTTTTTATTTAATGATCCCCCTTGTTTTGACATTTGCCGAAATTCAGCAAAAGCAATGCGTAGAGATGATGTACTATATAAAGGAGCAAAATAAACCATGAGAATATCAAGACACCAAATGTTTATGGAGATGGCCCATGTTGCAGCTAAACGTGCCACTTGCTTTAGAGAGAATGTTGGCTGTATCATTGTAAGAGATAATAAAGTGATTAGCATTGGCTACAATGGTTCACCCTCTGGCAAAGAGCACTGCCTATACCATCCAGGAGGCCAATGTACTGAAGCTATTCATGCTGAGATAAATGCACTAAGCTATCTTAATGATGAGTGGTTCTCTGGTAAGTATTGCGATTTATATGTCACCCACTTACCTTGTAAAGATTGTACTGATACTATAATAAGCTCAGGTATTATTAGAAGAGTATTTTTCAGCACTATGTATGGTGACTCTGAGCCTATCTACCAGGAACTAGACAAAGATCATATTAAATTATTGAGAGTAATGCCTTCTGGTGCTATAACTTCACATGACAGATCGGAGCTATATAATAATGTTAGAGATTATTGAGTCAAATGCTGATTTTAAGAGAGCTCTAAAAGAGATAGAAAAAGAGAGAGAATTCTCATTCGATGTGGAAACCTCTGGTCTTAACCCTTTTGCTGAAGGTGCTTACTTGGCTTCTATTGGAATAGGCACTACCACACATGAATGGACTTTCCCTTTTAATCATCATGAGGCTAAACTCTATAGGAAGCTAAAGCGACAAAGAGCTAGGATGAATGCTCTGCATAATGTATTAGGTAAGAAAAAGAAAGTAGCCCATAATGGTAAGTTCGATGCCTTATTCATCCATACTCTTTTTGGCCATTGGTGGCACCCCACTTTTGATACGATGCTAGCTCACTATAATCTAGATGAGAATGAAAAACATGGGCTAAAGTCTCTATCCATGAGATACTTTGGAGATGATGGCTATGATATACCTTTAGAATGGAAACAGGGTTTAGAGGGTCCATTAGAAGACCACTGTATTTACCTTGGTAAAGATGTTAACTATACTAAGAGGCTGAAGAGGGTCTTCCTAAGACAATTTAAAGAAGAACCCAATGCCTATAAAATTTTTAAACACCTTACTATGCCACTATCTGTTTTCTATACACGTGTAGAGAGCAGGGGTGTACCAATAGATAATGATTTACTTGAGGATGGCAGAGACTATTGGCAAGAACAAGCTCAAGATAGTAAGAAACAGCTTGATAAATTATCTAAAGGTTGGGAGCCCCCAGCAAACAAGAAGGGCAAGGTACCAGCAATTAATTTTGGTAGCCCCACTCAGATGGTAGACCTATTATTCGATCATCTTGACCTACAGCCATTAGATAAGACACCAAAAGGTAAATGGTCAACTAGTGAGTCTGTGCTGAATAGGCTTGACCACCCAATAGGTAAAGAGATACTAAGGAATAGAGAAGCACTTAAAAACCTTAGTACCTTCATTGAAAGCTGGAAGTCACGTATGGATAGCAAGGGTCGGATACATCCTTCCTTTAAAATACACGGCACAGTTACTGGTAGACCTTCATGTGTGGAGCCCAACTTACAACAGACAGCAAGAGATACACGTATTAGAGCTATTATTAGATCTATAGAAAAAGGCTGGGTACTTGTAGAAGCTGACTACTCACAAGCAGAACTAAGGCTAGTTGCTGATGTGGCCAATGAGCAGACACTCTTAGATATTTATAAACAGAATGGGGATGTCCACACCTTAACAGTTCAAAGAGTGATTGGTATCATGCACCCTACTAAGGATGAGAGAAAGAAAGGTAAGGCCATTAACTTTGGTTTTATCTATGGTATGTGGTGGAAGAAATTCAAAGAATATGCTAGAGATAATTATGGTGTTGCCTTTAATGATAAAGAGGCCCAACTAATAAGGAAGAAGTTTTTTAATACCTACCAATTGGATGACTGGCACAAAAAGCAAAAGGCTCTAGCAAGGTCTCAGGGTTATGTAATGAATAAGATAGGTAGAAAACGTAGATTACCTAATGCCATGAGACAAGCAAGAGGGGGGTATGACTACAAGAAGAGTGAGGCAGAAAGACAAGCAATAAACAGTCCCATTCAATCATTAGCCTCGGACATAAATTTGATGGCTGGGATAGAGGTTGATAATACTATCAGTCATGATAAGTGCCAAGCAATTGGGACAGTACACGACGCTAATTTATTTCTAATAAGAGAGAAACACCTAGATAGTACATTACGAGAGATAAAGGCTATTATGGAGAACCCCACTGCATTAAAGAAAATTTTTAAATGTAAACTTAACGTACCATTGGTAGCTGATTTTAAAGTTGGACCATGGAGCAAAGGAGTAGAATATGAATTTTAAAGTAAAGGAGTTAGAGTATGAGTAAAAATACAGAAGAGATGGACATTGAGGGTTTATTAATTAACCTTATTGAAGAGGCCGCAGAGGTTGCTCAAATGGGTGCTAAATGCCTTCGTTTTGGTTTAGATGGCTACAACCCAAATGACCCAAAGAGGACACCTAATCGTGTTTTGCTGGCACGTGAGATTGGTAATTTTACTTTTATAGGGGACAAGCTAATCACACAGGAAACATTGCCACTTATAGAAATGGTTAATGGTATGCTTAGCAAAGAGGGGGGGCTTAAAAAATACCCTTTAATAATAAAAGGAAGAGAAAATGTTTAAAGTATCACAGTCTAAAATAAATAGATGGCGTAGTTGTAGAAAGTCCTTCTATTATAAGTACATAATGAGGCTTATGAAAAAGAATAAGCCCATGCCTTTTATGCGAGGTGACATAGTACACCAGATGCTAGAGGCCCACTACTTAGGGAAAAAACCCTGGCCAGTATATGATAAATTAATAAAGAAGAATGAGAAGATACTCAGGATACATGCTGATGATTATGGTGATTTACCTGGACATCTTAAGACACTAATGAAAGGTTATTTTAAGCATTATAAAAAAGAAAAAGTGAAAGCCATATCTGTTGAAGGTGAGTTCTCCACTGAGCTTACAAAAGGTATCAACCTAATTGGTAAGATGGATATGATAGCAGAGCACCAAAAACTAAAATGGATGGTAGAACACAAATGCCACAACATCATACCTACTGGAGGAATGGTACCTTATAGTAATATGCAGAGTTCTTTATATATGTGGTCTTACGAGAAAGAAAATGATCTTAAACTAGATGGAGTGATGTGGAACTACTTATTAGGTAAACCTCTGCCAAAACCCCAATTACTTAAAAGTGGTGAAATGAGTAGGAGAAGCAGCAGTACCACATGGGCAGTATATAGAGCAGCTTTGAAAGAGGCAGGACTAAAACCTAAAGACTATCTAGATATGAAGGCGCAGCTAACTGGTAATGAGGACCTAGTTTATCAGAGACTACTAATACCTCGTAATGATACGCTTATACAATCCGTAGTAGAGGATACCATAACTACTGCTAAGGAGATAAAGAGACGAGGAGGCAAAGACCAGACTAGGAACCTTGGAAGGCATTGTGATTACTGCGAATTTAAGAATTTATGCTTTGCACAGTTGAAAGGTTTAGACGATAACTATATATTAAAAGCAGACTTCAAAGTAAGGGAAAAAAGAAATGAGCCACAAAAGAATAGCAAAAAAAATTAAGTCTATCCCTCAAGAGGCAGAACCCATAACCTCAGTCCTTTATGGTAAAGCTGGTACTGGTAAGACTACGATTTTAGGTACCTATCCACATGTACTTCATCTAGATATAAGAGAAGAAGGTAAAAAGGTACTTAAGAAAATAAAAGGTATCAAATCAGCTAATATAGATAATTGGGACGATTTAGTATCTATGTACTGGTATCTTAAAAAAGAGAGCCATAAATTTGAGACTGTTGGTATTGACACTGCAGGCCAAGCCCAATTACTAGCAGTAGAGAAAGTGATGAAAAAGAACAATAAAAAAGGCAGGCCAGGTGATTGGGGTTCTATGTCTCAAAAGATGTGGGGTGAAGTAGCCTCCATGTGTAAAGAGCTATTCCTTAACTTCAGAGACTTAAAGAAAGAAGGTATTAATGTGGTCTTTATTGCTCACGATAGGGTATTTAAAGCAAATGAGGAAGAAGATGATGAAGGTAATGTCTCTCGTATAGCACCACATATGGGTCCAGCACTATCCCCTTCCATAGTCAGTACATTAAATGCCTCAGTAGATATTGTAGGTGAAGCCTTTATTGGTGAAGAGTTTAAGATTGTAAAACATAAGAAGACACGGAAAAGAAAAGAAATAAGAAAGATAGAGTACTATTTACGGATAGGCCCCAATAGTTCATATATTACTAAGGTCAGGCGACCCAAGAGTAAGACTAAGTTACCTGATATGATTAAAAACCCATCTTACAAAAAACTAGTTAAAATAATGGAAGGCGACTAAAATGACACCAGAAGAAGAAGTATGTCCACAAGAAGAACAAGCTGAAGCACCTGCAGAACTTCAATCATTGCAGATTACTGAAGTAAGTAATGGCTTTATTACTGAGCTGAGCCGCTCTAGTCAACCAGAAATGGATGACCAAGACCGTGTCCAAGTTCACCCAACGCTTGATGATCTTACCACTTATATAGGGAATATCTATAACCCAGGTGATAAGTCTTAACTCTATTTAAACCCAACAGCCTAAAGGAGATATAACCATGGCTAAACGAAAAACGAAGAAGAATGTAGTATCAGTTAATTTTAAGGGTGTTACTACCTTTAAAACACCTAGTGAAGGTGACTACCTACTAAGAGTAACTGAAGTAGAAAAGAAGACCAGCGCTGCTGATAATGAAATGTTGTCTTGGGAATTTCAAATTGCAGAAGGTGATTTTGAAGGTTCTAAGTTGTTCTACAACACAGTACTTAACAAAGACAGCTTATGGAAGCTACGTGAAGTACTTGAAGCACTTGGCCAAGATGTACCAGATGGAAAACTTAGCTTAGATCTTAAAGAGCTTGTTGACTGTGAATGTGGTGCTACTGTGTTCCATGACATCTATGAAGGGAAGAAAAAAGCTAAGATTGCTGATTTCCTTCTTGCTGATGAAGTGGATGAGTCTGATGAAGACGAAGATGAGGACGAAGATGAGTCTGATGAGGAAGACATCAGCTCAATGGATGAAGATGAACTCGAAGAGTTTATTGAAGACAATGGCCTTGATGTAGACCTGGATGATTTCTCAACTATTAAGAAAAAGCGTAAAGCAGTCCAAGAAGCCTTTGATACTGAAGATGAAGACGAGGATGAAGACGAGGATGAAGTCTCTTACTCAGAAGCTGATATCAAAAAACTAAAACTAGACCAACTTGAAGAGCTGAATGATGATCTTGATCTCGGTATCGATGATATTGATGAGATGAAAAAGCCAAAAGCTGTTCGTAGAGTGATTAAAGCACTTAAA